AAGATGAAAGCTGATAATAATGAAGAAATACAAAAGAGTAGAATTAAATCAGAAAACAAAAGAGAAGGGGCTAGATTAAGTGTAGAGCTTGCAAAAGAATCTAATAAAACAAAAAAAGATGGCGTTGAAGCTCTAACAAATCTAATAAAAAACTAAATGTTTAATAAAAATGAGACTATTTACACACCAATCCTAAAAAAAATTAAAGAGGAAAGAGATGTTGTCATTAGTTATATGGCATCCGGCAGACCAAATAATTACCAAGAATATCAAAGACTTGTCGGGAGAATTGAAGGCTTGTCATTTCTTGAAGATGAAGTGCTGTCTCTTGAAAAAAAATATATTGAAGAATAGGGGGTTACAAAATGTCAATAAGTGTGTATATTTAAACTGACGCTAGTAGAACTAGCTCGGGAATTGACCCGCATGGTATCGGTAAACCAATTAATTACTGCAAAAGGAAACAGAGATGTACTCTGCACAAAAAAAAGAATACGAGGAAGAATTTAAAAGAAAACTTCCTGAGCCAAAAGGATATAAGCTCTTAATTGCTATACCAAAGGTTGAAGATAAAACGGAATCAGGCGTATATATGCCAGATAATTTAACTAAATTAGAACAAACTGCATCTATTGTTGGACTTGTTGTTGAGGCTGGTCCTGATGCGTATATGGATCAAGATAAGTTTCCAAATGGACCTTACTGCAAAAAAGGTGATTTTGTAGTATTTAGATCTTATTCGGGAACTAGATTTACTGTTCAAAAAGAAGAATTTCGTTTAATTAATGACGACACTGTAGAAGCTGTTGTTGATGACCCTAGAGGATTTGCAAGAATATGAGTGAAAATACTGCCAAAAAATTAGAAGAAAATGAAGTTAGCGTAGATACTGAGCAACTTGATTTAGAAGTAGAAGTAATTGATGATACTCCTGAAGAAGACAGGGGAAAGCAAAGGAACGAAGAGGCTCCTAAAGCTAAAATACCTGACGATGAAGAAATAAAAACATATAGTGGCGATGTTCAAAAAAGAATTAAAGAACTAAAATATGAGTATCATGAAGAAAGAAGAGCCAAAGAAGCGGCTGAAAGAACACAAGATGAGGCGGTTTCTGCTTTAGAAAAGGCGTTAGCTGAAAATAAAAAACTAAGAACAACCCTAGATAAAGGTGAAGGTGTTCTAGTAGAGGAAGCTAAGAAAAGAGTTGGTGCACAAATTGAAAGTGCAAAAAAAGAATATAAAGAGGCATATGAATCTGGAGACCCTGATAAGATTTTAACCGCTCAAGAAAAACTAAATAGAGCGCAAAATGAGCAGTTTAAGGTTGAGTCTTACAGATTACCAGAAAGGGAGGCTTCAAAAGATGCTACCCCTTCATCTGTTAAGCCTCCTGTTACAGCGCAAAAACCAAGAATTACAGCGCAAGATAAAAGTTGGTTAAATAAAAATGATGAATGGTTTAATAAACCCGGTTATGAGGATATGACAGGGTTTGCATATGGAATACATGAAAAGCTCATTAAGGCTAAAATAAATCCAACTTTAGATCCAGATGAGTATTACAGAAGAGTTGATGAGGGATTGCAAAGAGCTTTTCCTGATTATTATAACAAGCAGAATGCTGAGAGCAAAGAGGTTGAGGCACCTCAGCGAACTGCTGGTACCGTGGTTGCCCCGGTTGAACGAAGTGCAAAAAAACCACGCAAAGTGCAATTAACCTCTACCCAAATCGGTCTCGCAAAACGACTTGGGCTTACCCCTGAACAATATGCGCAACAATTATTGAAGGAGTCAACAAATGGCTGATAGAAACGATAGAAGTACAGAAACAAGGGCTAATCAAGAGCGTAAAGTTACTTGGCAAAGACCTTCAGCACTTCCTGATCCCGATCCAGTAGACGGAGTAGAGTTTAGATGGATACGCACAGCATCATTAGGTAATGCTGATATGACTAATGTTTCTTCAAAAATGAGAGAAGGTTGGGAACCTGTCAAAGCAGAAGACCACCCAGAACTTAAGGTTATGTCTGACGTTGATTCAAAGTTTCAAGGTAATGTAGAGGTTGGAGGATTGTTGCTTTGCAAGAACTCCAAAGAAAACATGGATGCCAGAAGAGAATATCATGCCAATAGAGCTAACAGTCAAATGGAAGCTGTGGATAATACTTATCTGAAGGAATCCGATCCCCGTATGCCAGTTCTCAAACCAGAGAAAAGCACACGCACTTCGTAATTAACTTTTAAAAAATAAGGAGACAGATATGTCAGCAACATCAGCTCCTTTTGGATTAAGACCAGTAGGCAACTTAGGCGGAACTTACAATGGAAGTTTTCGTCAGTATCCTATACTGAGTTCTTATTCAACAAGGATTTGTTTTGGAGATGTCGTGAAACTAGCCGATGGCGGTTCCTCGACAGCTATTGAAAAAGATACTGGTACTAGCTCTGCTACACCAATAGGTATTTTTTTAGGGTGCAGGTACACTAACCTAAGTACAAGTCAATTAGAATTTAGTCAGCAATGGTCTGGCACAGCACATACAGGCGGAATGGCTTATGTATGTGATGATCCAAATGTTCTATTTGAAGTACAGGCAGATGGAACTGTTAATGATGATGATATCGGAGCCAATGTCGAGCTAGAACAAGGTACATCAGATGCAACTTTAAGTATTTCAAGAGTTGCTATTGATATTAGCACTGCTGCAAACACAGCATCGCTTCCTGTTCGTATAGTTGACTTTAGAGGCGGCTTTGATGGTGATGAAAAAGGTACAGCTTATCCTATAATGGTTTGTAAATTTAATACAGGTCATCAGATGGGTATTGGTGTTGTATCTGGCGCAGCGCCAAGTAACTAATAGGGAGATTAGATTATGGCTATTTCAAGAGCGCAACTTTTAAAAGAGTTGCTTCCGGGTCTAAACGCCCTTTTTGGTCTTGAGTACGAAAAGTACGAAGACGAACATGCACAGGTATATGAAACTGAAAATTCAGAAAGAAGTTTTGAAGAAGAAGTTAAGTTATCTGGTTTTGGTGCAGCTCCTGTAAAACAGGAAGGTGCGTCAATAGCATATGACACAGCACAGGAGTCATTTACTGCAAGGTATAATCACGAAACTGTTGCTATGGGCTTTTCAATAACAGAAGAAGCAATGGAGGATAATCTTTATGATTCTCTTTCTGCTCGTTATACAAAAGCATTAGCAAGAGCAATGGCTTATACAAAGCAGACTAAAGCGGCTTCATTGTTGAATACAGGTTTTGACACTTTCACAAGTGGCGATGGTCAGTTTCTTTTTGATACAGACCACCCAACAGTCGCAGGTGGAAATAACAGAAACAAGCCTTCAACAAATGCTGATTTAAATGAAACTTCACTTGAACAAGCAGTTATTGATATTGCAGCTTTCGTTGACGAAAGAGGTTTATTAATTGCAGCTAGACCAAGAAAGTTAATCATTCCACCAGCATTGATGTTTGTTGCTACAAGAATCCTACAATCAGAAAATCGTGTAGGAACTGCAGACAATGACACTAATGCATTAAGAACTAATGGATCAATTCCAGAGGGCTTTGCTGTTAATCACTATTTAACAGATTCAGATGCTTTCTTTTTGACTACAGATGTTCCTAATGGAATGAAGATGTTCATCAGAACACCTATGAGCACATCTATGGATGGAGATTTCAACACAGGCAATGTAAGATACAAAGCTCGTGAGAGATATTCATTTGGTGTATCAGATCCTCTCGGAATGTACGGTTCTCCGGGAGCTTAGTAATAGAAGATAAGGCTGGTTAGTTAATAATCAGCCTCTTCTGCCTTAACAGTCGCATTAAGCGATTGACACTTGCCAAGATAAGGAGATTTACATGGCTAATTCAACTTTTTCGGGAGCAGTCCGTTCCCAAAATAACTTTAAGCTAGTTAGTAAAAACACAACTACTGGTTTAATATCAGATAGAACAAAAGCTGGTGGTATAAGAGACACTAGAAGATATTATCTAGAGGAATACTTTTATCAGCTTCCTAAATTAAATTCATATTTAACAGCTTCAGAAACAAAAGACTTTGGCTCTATTGCAGATGGCAATGAGGAAGCCGAAGAGGTAACAGTAACAGGAGCAGCATTGGGTGACTTTGCAGTAGCTTCTATTGGTGTTGATGCAACAGACTTAGTTGTAACAGCAGAAGTAACTGCTTCTAATACAGTTACAGTTGTTGTATTAAACAATACTGGTGGTGCTATTGATTTAGCATCTGCTACTTTAACTGTAAGAGTTATGAAAGCAGGAACTGTTGGTTCTGATGCAAATCCAAACTTTGAAGTTTTAGGAACAAATATGACAACTGCTCTTTGTTCAAGAAACACTGATAGAGCAGGTATTATTTTAACTACA